CAATAGAGTTATCGTATCTTATGTAAATCCTGATCGTAATTACCAAGTAGATGAAATTCAATTTCCACCAATAGATGACTCAGGACTTCCTAGTGCAGATCAACACGCAAATATGAAATCAGCAGATGGTGGTTATTTGCTAGAGGGTAGATTTGATTTTAAAACAATCACAAATCCATATCAAGCTGAGGAGATGGCTGAGATTATTTTAAGAAGATCAAGAGAGTCTTTAACATTAGCAATTAATGTAGCTTTTAATTCTTATGATTTAGCTATTGGAGATATTGTAAATATAACTCATAGTTCTTTAGGTTTCTCAGCAAAACCATTTAGAGTATTGTCATTAACATTTAACGAAGATTTTACAGTAGGATTAAACCTAGTTGAACATCAAAACTCACATTATACTTGGGCAAGTAAAACTCAACAAGCAACTATTCCAACAACTAATCTTCCTAATCCATTTGCTATTCAACCACCAGCAAGTGTAACTTTATCTGACCAACTTATTGAATATAATGATGGTACAGTAATCGTTGCATTGGACATAGCATTAACTGCTTCTCCTGATAGTTTCGTTGATTATTACCAAGTAGAATATAAATTAAGTTCAGATACAAACTACATCATATACGCACAAGGTTCAGGATTAAATCATAGAGTATTAAACGTAATCGACCAAGAGACTTATGATGTAAGAGTTAAAGCTGTAAATGCTTTAGGTATTTCATCAACTTATGTATCTGCATCAAGAACAATAATAGGTGCATTAGCTTTACCATCTGATGTTGAGGAATTTGCTTGTAATGTTATAGGACAAGAAGCACACCTTAGTTGGAAATCTATACCTGATCTTGATCTTGCATATTACTCAATTCGTTTTTCAGATGTTTTAAGTGGTGCTGAATGGGCTAATTCAGTTAATTTAATTGAAAAAGTTTCTCGTCCAGCTACTTCAATCGTAGTACCAGCAAGGGTTGGTTCCTATTTAATTAAAGCTGTAGATAAATTAGGAAATTATAGTTTAAATGAAACAGTAATTTCATCTAATATTTCAGGTATTCAAAATTATAATGCAGTTTTAACACAAGATGAACACCCTTTATTTTTAGGAGTAGATTCTTTTGATTCTGCACAAGGTAATTTTGATGATCTTACTGGAGACTTTGATGATGGATTTGAAACAGATTTAGTAGTTTCAGATAATAAATTAAGATTGGATTCTAAATATAATTTTGATGATGGAACAGGTAATTTTGACGACAATACTACAAAATTATTTGATTCTTCTCCATTTGATCAATCTTTAGAATTATCGGGATATTATTATTTTGGAACACCAATAGATATTGGTTCTTCACAAGTTTGTAGATTAACAGCTTCGATTAAACAAACTTCTGATAATGTTGATGTAGTATTTGATTCTGCAACTGGAAATTTTGATGATAAAGCAGGTGCATTTGATGGAGATACTCCTGATTTTACAAGAACAGTATTACAGATCTCAACTTCAACTGATAATATAACTTATAGTTCTTATAGAGATTTTACTATTGGAGAATATAATGCAAGATATTTTTTATTTAGAGTTTTATTAGAATCAACAGATGGTTCATCAACTCCTGTCATTGAAGAACTATCAGTTACTATTGATATGGTTGATAGATTGTTTAGTGGAAACGATATTGTATCAGGAACAGGAACTTACACAGTTACATTTACAAATCCATATTATTCTCCTAATTATGCTATTGGTGTAACTGCTCAATCTATGAATTCTGGCGATACATTCACTATAACCAACAAAACTGTTAATGGTTTTCATATTGCATTTAAAAATAGCTCTAATATAGGAGTATCTAAAACATTTGACTTTTTAACGAAAGGACATTAAATATCTAATTATGGCACAACACGATTTTAATATTGCTAACCAAGGTTTTCCAGCATTTAGGTCTGATTTAAACAATGCTTTGTCTGCAATTAATTCTTCTCAATCAGGAACATCAAGACCAAGTGGTGCAGTAGCTGGAACAATTTGGTTAGATACCACAAATGCAACAACACCAACTTTAAAATTTTATGATGGAGCAGATGATATATCTTTAGCAACTATTGATTATTCTGCAAACACAGTTAATTGGTTAGACTCATCTGTTGTAGCAGATTTAGTAAATGATTCCACTCCACAACTTGGTGGGCAATTAGATGTTAATGGAAATGCAATAGGAGATGGAACTTTAGAATTAATTAAATTTTCTGAAACAGCTAGTGCAGTTAACGAAATTACAGTAACAAATAATAGTACAGGAAATGCACCATCAATTACAGCAACAGGAGATGATACAAATATAGATTTTAGTTTATCAGCAAAAGGTATTGGTAGAGTAACATTAGGTGCGTCTAAAATTCAACAAATAGCAGAAAAAGTAACTAATTCTGCAACTGCGGCAACTGGAACATTAAACTATGATGTTATAACTCAATCAGTTTTAAATTATACTTCTGATGCAACTGGTAACTGGACTTTAAATGTTAGAGGAGATTCTTCTAATTCTTTAGATTCAATTATGGACACAGGAGAATCTATTACAATAGCACATATAGTTAAACAAGGCGGAACTGCATATTATAATTCAGCTTTTCAAATAGATGGTTCGTCTGTAACTCCTGAATGGCAAGGTGGTTCAGCACCAACTGCTGGTAATGCTAGTTCGCTTGATACTTACACTTACACAATTATAAAAACAGGTTCAGCTACATTTACAGTTTTAGCTTCTCAAACACAATTTGCATAATAGGAGGATAGAAAGATGCCACTAATTAGTTCAATAGGAGGAGGATCCGCAAAAGGATTTGGAAATAGAGGATTATCAATTAAAAAATTTTTAATTGATCTACTTTTGGTCGCTGGAGGCGGCGGAGGCAGGGGATGTCATAATGATGTTGCTTATGGCGGCGGAGGCGGCGGAGGCGGTATGCGTTCATTTAGCGGTCTCGAAATAACTCAAAATAATGTATATACTATAACTTTAGGTACAGGAGCCGCTGGGGGAAATTGTAGTCAGGGCCCTAACGGTGGAGATTCAATTATTTCTGGAACAGATTTATCTTACACTGCATCTGGCGGAGGAGCTGGAACAGCCAATGGCTATGGTGGAGATACTGATGGTGCTGATGGCGGTGCTGGCGGTGCTGGCGGAGGAATTTTAGGTTCTGGAGGATCAGGAAATACTCCAGCAACTAGTCCATCTCAAGGTGCTGATGGCGGAAACGGTGGTTATGCTTCTGGTGGCGGAGGCGGCGGCGGCGGTGCTTCTGGCTCGACAGGCGGAGCAGGTGGATATAATTCACCAGGAGGAGACGGTGGAGATGGTACTTCAGATTCAATTACAGGTTCAGCAGTAACTTATGCTGGTGGAGGCGGAGGGGCTTACTGGAAAGCAGGAGGTCCTGGTGCTGGTGGTAGTGGCGGCGGCGGAGCCGCTTTAGCAGGAAATGGTACACCTGGTCTTGGTGGAGGTGGCGGTGGTGCTAGCCCTGATGGTATTGCACAAGCAGGCGGAAACGGTGGTAATGGAGTAATTATATTAAGAATTTTAGCATCTAACTATTCAGGTACTACAACAGGTAGTCCAACTGTTACAGATGATGGAAGTTACAAAGTTATTAAATTTACTGGTGATGGGAGCTACACTGCATAATGGCTCATTTTGCTAAATTAGATGAAAACAATGTTGTTCTCAGTATTCATAGAGTACAAGATGATATAGCTACAGATGAAACTGCAGGAATAAATTATCTTAAAAATTTATATAAATGGGAAAATTGGAAACAATGTTCTTATAATACTTTTGGTGGTGTTCATAAATTAGGAGGAACTCCTTTAAGAAAAAATTTTCCTGGTATTAATTTTACTTACGATCCAAATAGAGATGCTTTTTTGTATCCTAAACCATATCCATCTTGGACTTTAAATGAAACCTCTTGTCTATGGGAAGCACCTAGTAGGTCTCCTCAAGATGGAAAAGTTTATCTATGGAATGAATCCACAACTTCTTGGGAAGAACAAGTAGATTCTGGAGAATAGTTAATTTTTTAATTATATGTAGTATATACATACAAAAGAAAGTTATGAAATATTTAGATATATTTAGCACGGCTATTGGTAAAACAAAATTAAATTTATCTAATGAAGATAAAAATAATTTATTACTTTATGCTAATAAAGTTAAATATTTAAAATCAGGATCTCAAAAAACGAAAGATAGAACATTAATGTCCGATGATCTATATGTATTAAATTTAGATAAATTTAAAGAGATAAAAAAAGAAATATTAAAATGTTTTTATCAATATATTAATTTATATAAATATGAAAATAATTTTTCTATAACTACTTCTTGGATCACTAAATCTAAACCTGGTAATTCTGGAGAATATCATAAACATATGAATTGTTTTATATCAGGTGTTTATTATTTTAAATTTCCAATTAATTCTGGTCACATATCTTTTAATAAATTTAATAGTCAAAATATTCAAATTATTCCAAAAGAATGGAACAGATACAATGGTTATGGACACAATGAATTAATTGAAGAAGATGATATAATATTTTTTCCAGGTAATTTATACCATACTCAACTACAAAATAATTCTAACGATGTTAGATACTCTTTAGCTTTTAACTTTATGCCTAAAGGTAAAAATGGATATAGAGATTCAACTTTTGAATACTAATTATAAAATAATAGATAACTTTTTAGATAAAGATTTTTAAATGTTAGAAAAATTAGTATTAACAGAAACTGCCATTGAGATAGGAAAGCTTCCTGTTATAAACAATAATATAATCAAACAACATTGTCTTTCTTATGAAAAACAAATAACAAGAGAAAGAGGTTTTGATATAACAGACACTTTATCAGAAGATACTGATATTCCAGAACATCAAGAGGTAAATAAAATGTTATCTTTAATTATAAAAGAACTTAAAGATAAATATAATAAAAATTATTATGTAGATGAATTTTGGGCGCATATACACGAAAAGAATCATTCAACTAATTTACATCATCATATAAATGTAAATAGCTTAATTAATTCTCCAATCTTATCTGGTGTTTATTATGTAACTGCACCAAAAGAATGTGGAGTAATTACTTTTCAATATCCTATAAATCAATATTTAGATAAAACTTATTGGATAAAACCAGAACCTGGATTATTTATTTTATTTCCTTCAAGCCTTCCTCATTATGTAACAAGAAACAATAGTGAAGAAAAAAGAATATCAATATCTTTTAATTTTAAATTAAATGAATAGAAACAAAGGAAATGTTAAAGGTTATGATTATTATAGAGGTAAACCTTGTCATTTTGTTAAAATTTATGTAGGGTGTTCAATATACAAAGATAGGGTTAAACAGTTTTAATATGAAAAAATATGATTACGCATTAACGCATATATACCACAAAGATTTAATTGTTTGTTTAAATGGAGAAAATTATCCCTGGTTTTTTAGAGACTATTTTAATATAGCTCCTAGTAAAGTATTTTGTTTTGAACATATATTTATAAAAAATTCAGATTTATATAATGCAAGTTTAAATGTAAATTATATAAACTTATTTAATCCAATTATAGATAAAATTAATTTTTTAGAAGAGGATGTATTATGGAAAATACATTTAGCAAAATCTTTAATGCTTCCTAAAATGGAAAGTAAAAAAGAAATATCTTTAGATATTAAAGATAATAGAAAAATAGCTATTTACACAATTAATAATGATGATGGTGGTTTAATTATAAATGATGATTTTTATAAAAATGAAAAAAATAACTTATTTATTGTTGATTCATCTGATAAAGTTTTATTTAGAACGTGTGATCAAAATAAAAAATCTGTTTATGTTATGGTAGAGTATGAAAGAATCTAATTTTGAAATAAGTGGTGTTTTTCCAGTTCCAATATTTCATACAGAATTAGATAGAGAATTTACAGAAAAAGAATTAAATTTTTGTAAAAATCAAATAAATGATGCGAATGATAATATAGGAAATAATACTTCAAATAATAATTATCTTTTAGAAGAAAAAGAATTAAAAGACATTAAAAATTTTATAGAAAAAAACATTAAAATATATATGGATAATATTGTCTGTCCTGCAGATGATACTCAAGTTTATATAACTCAATCCTGGATTAATTATAATGGACAAAATCAATTTCACCACGAACATTCACATCCTAATTCTTATATTTCAGGAGTTTTATATATAAAAGCTGATGAAATCATTGATAGTATTAACTTTACAAATAGACAATATTCTTTTATTCAACCTCTTATAAAAAACTACAATATATGGAATTCTAAAGATTGGTGGTATCCTGTTAAATCAAAAAAATTAATAATATTTCCTTCTTCTGTAACTCACAATGTTTTTCAAAAAAATGATTCAAATATCCGAATAAGTCTTGCATTTAATACCTTTGTTAAAGGTAATATAGGATCTAATGTAAGATTGAATGAATTAAAGCTTTAGAATATAATACTGCCTAAATATGAAACTTAGTGCTAATTTTACACTTGATGAATTAATCAAAAGTCAGGTTGCGGAACGTAAAAACATTAATAACAATCCAACACCTGATGTTATTGAAAATTTAAAAGAACTTTGTATAAATGTTCTTCAACCGATTAGAT